TGCGGCCCCGGCCGAGCGCCTTGCCCGGCACGGGGCCGCCTTTCATCTTCGCCATCGTGGGGCGGGGCGTCTACGACCGCCCCCACCGACTGTCAAGTGTGGGCTAGCCGGTGCTGCTGCAGGTAGTCGATGAATGCCTGGAAGTGTGCGGGGTCGTCCTTCATCTTGCCGAGCATCCAGTTGCAGAAGTGACACAGGATGCCCCGTACCTTGTGCGTCTCGTGATCGTGGTCAGTGCACCAAGTACGGTTGGAGCGCGATGACGTGGTCATCTTGCAGATGGCGCAGCAATGGCCCTGCGCCGCGAACACCGCCTCCCACTCGTCGAGCGTTAGCCCATAGCGCTCCTTCAGACGGTATCGGCGCCGACGGGCAAGATTATTCGATCCGGCATACTGCCTGCGCCGTTCGCGACTGAGGTTCGCCCACCAGCGCTTTCTATACGCTGCGCGAGCGGCCGCGGTCTTATGGGGCATCCTTAGGCCGGCGGCTGCGGCTTCCCGCCCGAACCAGCTGGTTGCCAGACCCAGCCGTAAATCGGACTGTACAGCCACTTGCCTTCCCCACCGCTCGGCGGCTCGGTCGGCTCCGGCGGCACCACGATCGGGTGCGCCGGACTCCCCGGCGGAATCACGGGTTGTCCCGGCGGATAATAGATGGGGGGCGTCGGCATCGGGACGTTCCCGCCACCCCAGATTCCCGGCGGCGCGCCGCCGCTCGGAGGTGGCGTCGGCCAGATTTCGGGTGGGTAGTGGATAGGCGGGGAGACGACGCCGGGCGGCGGCCACACGCTCGGCGGTGGTCCGCCCGGAGCGATCGGATGCGCGGGGAAGACCGGCCCACCGGGCGGCGGCCAGACGGTCGGCGGCGGCCCGCCGGGCGCGATCGGATGCGCCGGGACGTTCCCGGTCTCGATCGGCACGATGTAGGCCAGAATCGGCGTTGCCATACGCACGCTCTCCTCTTCGTCAACGGACGTCTGCGACGGGACGGGGCGTCTCGCACTCGCCCGCACACCTGTCAATCCAACGCTCAGTCAGGACGGCGGGCCAACACGCATATGTAACAACGGGAGTAAGCCAAACGCGGCAAGGAGCCACAATACGACGGCGATCACGACGGCCACGTTCAGGATCTGTTTAATCTTCGCGTCCATCGGCACGTAGGTATTCACGGCCCACAGGAGCACGCCGACGACGACGAGCACGAGAACGAGGTGGATCAATTCCATGATCAGAACTTCGACTTGCCCTGGCGCAGCTTGGACAGCGTCTGCGCGAGATTCGCCTGGCGTTTCGTCTGCGTCGTGGCGGTCGATCCCGGCTTCAAGACTTGCTTCGCATACGCGCCCGTCGATTTCCCTGCCGCCTTGGCCTTCTTGCTGAATGCCCCAGGGTTTTTGGACACGGCTGCTTGAATCCAATTCCCCGACGACTTCGCCATGAGCGCTCCTCCTTCTCTATAGGCGCCGCTACGTGGGCCCCCGCGGCAGGCGACGGAGTAGGTCCGCGAAGTCCCGCGTCTTGCCCACGCGCCCTTGACCCAACGGCGCCGGCGGCCGCAGTCCCAAGGGATTGGCGGGCGAGCGCCGACGCGGCCCCGCAAGCAGGGGACCCAGCGCCGGCGCAATCAGCGGGGCGAGCGCCGCGAGCGGCGAGGGGGGCGGTGGACCTGGCGGTGGCGGCGGCGGTCCACCGGGCGGTGGCCCCATCGCGGGCGAGGGCGTCCCGCCATCGGGCGGCGGAGCCCCTGGCGGCGGCGGGATCCCCGGCGGGCCCGGTGGCAGTCCCGGACCCGCCGGCGCGCCCGCCATGCCATCGGGCGCTGGGGGGGGCGGCGGCCCGGCCAGCGTCTGGAGGCTCTGCTGCATGGCCGCCGCCTCGGCCGCGATCGCGAGTCCGATGTGCTGCTGGATGTGCTGGCTCATCGCGGTGCGCGCGTCCGCCGTCATGCCGGGATGATTCATGAGCGCCGTGTGCCCCTGCACGTGCGCCTGGTGATCGTCCTGCGGGGAGACCTGCAACTCGCCGGCGCGGTTGACGCGCGCCATGGCGTTCTCCCAGCGCCAGTCGTTGGGCTCCATCGGCCCGGCTTTCTTCACCACGCGATCGGCATCGGGGAGTCCCAGCCCCACCGACCAGAACTGGCGAAGCACGTAAGGCCAATCGACCGTGACCCCCTGGGCCGCCAACTGATCCGCCGGGACTTGTCCCAAGAGCGCAATCCCCTGCACCATCTGCTGCGCACGCACCTGCTGGTTCAGTGCCGCCGTCGTCCCGAGCCATTCCCACTCGTACTCACCGACCAGATCCGCGACCGTCACGGGGTGCTCGAGGAGCTGGAGCCCGTCGGCGCCGGCAACCTTGAGCACGATGTCGCGGTCGAGGCACTGCTGCGCCAGGATGTCGGAGCGCTCCAGCAACGGCACCATGACGTCGTCCTCGAGCCCCTCGACGACCGCGCGGAGATCGACCGCACTATCGGCGAGCTGCGCCGCCAGCCCCGACGCGCTCGTGTCGGCGGCCTGCTGCGGGGTAATGGGGCGCGCCGGGGTCGGCGCGACCAGCGAATCCGCCAACCCGAGATACCCTTGCACCGCCGCGAAGCCCCCCTGCGCCGCGCCCTGGGGCGGCGTGGTGAACTGCACGCCGGCGGGATTGGCGAGCCACTTGGCCCCGGGCGCCATCCGGAGCGACGTCGGGTCCTGCACCGCGCCGACGTCCACGACCGCGATCGGATTCGTCGACCAGACGAACGCATCGCCCGACTGGTTCCCGAGATCGTTCACGAAGTACTGGAGATAATCGAACATCTCGGGGAGCCCGCGGCCGTAGAACTCGCTCGTCACCTGCACGAAGCGCCCCGCGAGCCACGGCGTGCCCCCGTGCCAGAAGGGCCGGCGCTGCACGCGGAGCACCGCGGTATCCCCGCCGAGGGTCACCAGATAGCGGTCGGGCGTATCTTCTAAGTCCACCGTCCACATGCATTCCGTAATATCGAGCGGGCGCTGCGCCGACGGCAACGTGCCGTCGAGCGGCGCGGTGAACCCTTTATCCGCCAGCCGCTCGGCGAGCGCGTCGTACTTCCCGCCCATCCCGCGCCCGCCATTCGTCACCGCCTCATCGTAGGCCGCGACCAGGTCGTCCACCCCCTCGTACACGTTCCCCGCCGCGGGCCGGTTCGGATCGAGCGGCTGCTCGGCGAGCGCGAAGACGCGGGAGCGCGGCACGCAGCGGTCCTCGAAGGCCAGCACGGCGTCGTCCACCGTGTCGATCGTCGGCGGCCAGACGTAGAACGCGAAGAGGTCCGTCGGCTCGAAGGTCGGCCCGAGAAAGTCCGCCACCGTCTCCAAGCGCGCCACCGTGGCACCCGACGGCGTCCCGTCGTCGGCGAGCACGTCCTGGAGCGCCATCTGCTCCCGCTCGCTGCACCGCCACACATTGCGCACCGGGCCCGTGCCGTACATGACGAGCTGGCGCAAGAACGGGAGCGCATGGCGGCGCAGCCGCATGTAGCGGCGAAACCAGTACGACATGAGCGCCGTCTTCGCCGGCACCCGTGCCTCGAATTCGGCGCGCAGCGGGCGACACGCAAACCAGTCCGTATCGGGAAAGAGATCCCGCTTCACGCGGGTCACCCACTGCTCGATCCAGCGCCGCCCCACGGGGAAGTACGTATTGGTGCGCCCGCGGTACCCCTGCTGATCGTGGCGGACCGACCAGATGCGGTAGTAGCGGAGCCAGCGGTCCCGCAGCACTTGCCGTTCCTGGCGGACGTGGCGCACCAGCGGGCAGAGCTCATCCTTCACCCGCGCCACGATCTCGGGGTCGAGCGCCAGATTGACGGGGGGGGCGGCCCGCGCGGGGGCGAGTGTGCGGACCGTGGCCCCGCCGGCCGCCCCACCCCGTGCGCCTGCTACCATATCATTGGCAGACGGTCAGCGTCCGCAGGACGGTGCCGGTAATCGACGTCCCGGCGGTCAGCTCGAGCAGCGGGACGTTGCGTCCCGGGGCGCTCGTGGCCGTCAAGAGGATGATCAGCGGCGCCGACGTCGGGAGCACGACGTAGCCCTGGTCGGCCACCGTGTCCCCGGCCGAGGTCGCCACCACGTTCGTCGGGCGGCGCTGCGCCGAGTTACACAGGTCCGCCCCGGCGTTCCCGAAGCCGTCCCCGCCTGCCGTGTAGGTCCCGTTCGCGGTGCACCGCGCCGCCACGAGATAGGCCGTGCCGGTGACGATCTCCGTCTTCTGGTCACACGTCCACGTCGCTGCCACCGCCCCCCGCGCCAGCAGGATGAGCCCCAGCCAAAGCCGCTTCATGGGCGGGCGCGTCTAGCACGCACCCCGGCGCGTGTCATCCGGGGCGGCCCTGCCCACACGCGCCCTTCCCGATCCCGCCGGCGCTTGCAGGTGCGGCAGGCGCGACTGCCATCCGCTCTCGCCCAGAAGCGTTCCAGGAATCCCATGCTCACCGCATGAGTCCTGTCGCCAGCGCCAACGGCACCATCCAGGCCGCATCAGCCTTCGCGATGGCCTGGAGCTTGGTGAGCCAGTCGCTGCTGGCACCTAGCAAGTTATCATTCAGGTACCGCAAAGCATCGACGCAATCTTTGTAGGGATGCTGCGGCTGCGGCTTCCCCGTCTTCGGATGGCGCGCAAAGCCCCCCGCCAACGCCGCATGGAGAATCGGACAGCGCGGATCGACGAGCAACGCCGGGCTCGGGAGCGCCTCGCCGGGCACGCGCACGCGGCGGAGCAGCCGCTGGCGGAGCGCATCGTAACTGCGCTCGCCGCGCCCCCCGAACGTCTGCAACACGATCCCGTACTCCAAGAGCACGCGGCGAATCGACCCCAGCTCCATCTCGTGGAGCGCCTCGGGATCGCCCGCATCGAAACACGGCCCCGGCGCCCCCAAGAGCTCGATGGTCATCATGCGGGTCGCCTCGATCTGCTGCGTCAACGCCGCGTGCTCCAGCACCAGCTCGCCCACCACCAAGAGCCGCCCGTGCGCATCCACCTGCGCGAACAGCGTCACCGGACAGACCTGGCCGAAATCCCACCCTCGCAAGAGCCGTGCCGACGGATTCACCACGATCGGCCGGCGCATCTCCGCCGCCACGTACTCCGGCAGCACCGCCTCGCCCTGGGCGACCTCCCAGGCAATCTCCATCTCCCGCGCCCAGCCCCGCGGCGGCATCCCGCGCTGCGCTTCCCGCTTCCACTGCGGATGCCGTTTGTCCGGGTCCGCCGTGTAGTGGACCTCGACGACGTGGACGCCGTTGCGGGGACACGTCCACTCCGTCACGCCCTCGAGCGGCTGCGTCGCCTTCGTCCGGGGATCGTTCGCCTCCGTCCCGCTCGCGTGGAGAAACGGCATCTACGGGTCGCACCGCCGCAAGATCATGGCGTCCAATCGTTGCAAAATCGCCCGCTCCGTCTCGAGTAGCTGCGTCAAATCGGCCTCCACCGCGCGCTGCTCGACTTCCATCTCGTGCTCGAGCGTCGTCTCGAGCTCGGTCTCCGCCGCCGTGTGCGCCGCGCTGTGCGCCTGAATCATGCACCCCGCCGCCCCCAGGATCCCCACGAGGCCCAGCCAGCGGGCCATGCCATGGGTACCGGCCGGGCCCCGTGGAGGCGTCATGCCACGCGCCCCGCGCGTCTAGCACGGCACAGAAACCGCCACCAGCACGCCCGTCAAGGCCCCCCGATTTATGCGGCACCGCGTCTCTGCTACACCGCCCCCATGTCGGTCTCCCCCGCGACCGCGGCGCTGCGCGAACTCGCCACCATGGCCCGGCGCCTCGACGCCA